AGGAAGTCTAGAATATCCGCATGCCATGGCTCGAGATAGACCGCGATAGATCCCTTGCGACGTCCAGCTTGATTTACATAGCGTGCTGTAGCGTTAAATACGCGAAGCATGGGAATAATACCATCTGATTGACCATTTGTACCTCTAATACGAGACTTGTTGGCTCTGACATCATGGATGTGCATCCCGATACCCCCAGCCCACTTTGAGATTTGTGCACACTCGGTGAGTGTTCCATATATACCATTTATTGAATCCTCCTTGTTTGCAATAAGGAAACAACTGGACATTTGGGGTCTCGGTGTACCAGCGTTGAAGAGGGTTGGGGTTGCGTGGATGAACATACCACGGGACATCTTATCATAGGTGTCAAGAACAGAGGGAATATCCTCACCATGAATACCAATAGATACCCTCATAAACATATATTGTGGAGTTTCCATCAAGACACCTTCAAGTCTTTGTAAATACGATTTTTCTAAAGTTTTCAGACCAAAATAACCAAAGTCGTAGTCTCTCTTCGTGTCAATGTCATCTTTGACACGACCGGCGATCTGGGCAACTTCATCCGTGATGATATCAGCTTTTGCGAGCTTTTTCATAGCCATGTAGAAGTTGTTTGGACACACCTTTTGAATATTACTTGCGGTTATACGAGTTGCGAGAACTTCATAGTCTGGATCGGTTGTGATCATCCCGATACATATTTCAGCAGAAAGTGTATCAATTTCATGTGTGGTGATGCCGTCGTACATAGATGAAAACACCTGCTGGGCAACTTTAGACGAATCACAATTTTCAGAGAGTCCATATGTTAGTTTTTTGATCCTATTGGTGACATTGTCAAATTTCATGTCTTCAATACGACCGGAGCGCTTTGTGACTCTCATGACTGTTTACTAATTAAACAACTTGTTTTATTTTTAACTTACTTGCGACACTTTCCCAAATCACCACTTCTCACTGGGACAGTGCCGACAACTTCCATCTTTCGGTCGGGCTGGAGAAGATAGGTGTTGACATTAAATGCCCCCAGTTCACCAGGCTTAGTGATTGGGGCGTATGACCCAACGAAGCAGGCTGGGGGTTGGCATGGGATTTGTTCAACATTTGTGGGTTTTCCGTTGTATGTCTCATCGAAGTCAGCGATGTTCAACATTTAGTATTTACAAAGTTTTTTTTCCGAGGGTATATTAAATGTGTGACAACCTCCACCTCGACTCTCTCAAGCAGTGTGAGACTCCACTCAACACCCTATTTTTTTCCGAGTTCAACCAAAATATCCTCCAGCGTGGAATCCGTCAAGCCTTCAAGAACAAAACCGGTATTGCTATTGACCGTCAAAACCCAGATGATCTTTATGGTATTATGAGAGTTGTCTTCATCAATAACGCTGGTGATCACCACGCAAATATAAATGATCAGGTGCGAAGTATGAATGCGCGTGTCATTGAGAGTGCCTTGACACAGATAAAAACAGGTGTTTCCCAATACATGGCATACATTAAGGAAATTGACACTATCAGCGCTCCCCTGGATCTTCCCAAAAACACGAGTACTTATGGTAATAAGATCGAGAAGAATAACAAGATTGGTATCAATTAAAGTTTTGAATCGTTAACAAGATAAGATGAGTTTAAACTACTACAAAACTGAAACTGAAAAAGTGTGTAAATCAAAGGGATGGGATCGTGCTGCAGTTGACACAGTGTGGCTTTTACTTACAGAAGAATTTGGAGAACTCGCGTCAGCTATTCGTCAATACAAGAGAACCTTCAAGAAAACGGGACTAAAAAAGGAGAGGGGTACGGATGTTATGATGGAAATGGGTGATGTTTTTAGTTATTTGTTTCAATTGGCACATATGTTAGATGTAGATCTTGATAAGATGTGGGAAGAACATAAATGCAAAATGAAGACTAAAAAATATAATCTTCGATAATATTAATTATGAGTAAATTTATGCTCAAAGATGAAGATGCGATCGATGACATCAACCCATTTGTCTCGCGCGAATTCTCCCTTCCAGGGGGTGTGGGGCAGACGGGTGATTTTGCCGACTTCTCTGTGACGCGTGATGAACCTGGTATACCAGAACCAACACGGAGTGTGTTTTGTGACTATTCTTTATGTAAGGAGGGCGCAGATGAATGTCCTTTATCTAGACCACTTCATCCACGAAGAAATATAGATACCGGTTTTGTCAATAAGGATAGTACGAACAAATATGTACGTATTGGTGTCGCAAACAAGCCAGTGTTTTCACTCACTGGATGGATAATAATTCTTATTGTATTTTTTACAATTCTATATTATGCACGACGCTAAAGAAGTACTCGAGACGAGATTCATCTTGCGTTCTTTGAACAAGATCCAATAGGGTATCTTCACAAAACTTTTTAATAAACTCCCTCTGCCAAGCACTCTTAATGTTAATCCAAGGTGGCTGGAATGTGGGATCTAGAATTTTGCTCGCGTGCGCTACTCGAATATATGTATGAATGTTTTGTCTATCCGCGATAATGTTCTCGACGGCAAGTTCTGCCATCTTTTGGCGAACTTCGAGGGTCTTTTCGCACATGGTGTCTAGGAACTTTTCATATGGAATTGATTGTGTTTTAGATGTGAGAACAACCCAATCGGCGAGGGGTTTTGTATTTATGTAATCAATGTAGGTCATATAACCTTTGCCTCTCACAAATCGTTCGTGAACAATTTCAACATAATCAAGTTCAGACTCAACATCATAGACAGCTTTAGCCGTCTTAATGAATGATGTCATTTGCAATAGAAACAAATTAAATCTCTAAGTAAAGTATAACAAATATGTCAGTTGTATCGATGCTTGCGGGTGTTGGTCTTCTCAGTGTCTGTTGCCTTTCTTCAAGCGTAGCAACGACTATGATGGGTGGTGAGAAAACCACCAGTACGACGATGGGTTCTACGGGACCAGCTCCTCCAAGCGGTCCACCAAAAGGTCGCTATGTGAAATTGGAGCATACAGTTGCTTATGATGAGAGTGCGGAGGGTAATGTTGATGATAAAAATAAAATCATAAACCTCGCCGAACTTGAAGTGTTTGACGTGAGTGGCACTAACTTAGCGGCTTCCAAGTCTGTTACGGGTAGCTCACAATATCCAGCTCCTCATTTATGGTCAAATCTTACCGATGGTGATAAAACCAATTTTGCTCACACCCTTGGTAGAACTCCAAGTGAATACGATTCTATGACAGTTGATCTTGGTTCGGTGAAAGAAATTAAAAAGCTTATCATCACTAACCGAACTTCTTGTTGTAAAAATAGAGCCGTTGGTATTAAAGTAGTCATCCTTGGTGCTGATGGTACCACTGTTATTAAAGAGACACCAGCTATTACTACTGTAGCTGATACTTACACTCTCACATTTCCAACAAATACATGGAGTTAGTGCCTAAGTCAACTTCAACCCAGTCAAAATCAAACAAAAACGAGGAACCTGCTACATATATGTATTCGGCAATAGCCAACAACAGTTTTTCCTACATTCTCACAGTTGATGAGTTTAGAAATGAGCTTCCAGAAGAAACGAGACCTTCTTGGATAAAGATTACAACGATTACAATGGTTTCAAGCTTTATCCAGAATATTGACATTAAAAAACTTCGCCATATTTTTGAGAATCTGGAAACATTTAAATTGAAACGTACAAACACCAAAGGTGATGGTGGTTTTGTGTGGAAATTAAAGCCCACAACTTTTTACAATCAAGTTACACTTACTTATCATGATACTTACAGTACCAAATCTGTCAAAGTTTTCCCAAATGGCTCTATCCAAGTTGCAGGTTGTTGCGATCTTTTCGATTGTAAGCGAATCATTACACAACTGACTTATATTTTCAAGACTTTTTTGGGACTCGAAACTGAAATGCCGATAGATTCTTTTCGGGTGGTTATGATCAACTCAAACTTCAGTCTCAACTACAACATCAATCTCATGCGAGTGGCCCAGCACTTTGAGAATCACCCAGATGTCTTCAAAGTTTCTTTTGAACCGGATAGATACAGTGCAGTAAAGATTAAATTTCAACCAGCTCAAGATATGAAAGAAATCACCACAAGTATTTTTTCCACTGGCAAAATAATCATCACCGGGGCGGAGACACTCAAAGAGATTGCTTTTGCATATAACATTATTAATCAACACATTAATGATGATTCCCAAATCCGTGTGTCGCCAACAGAAGAAAAGGATATATTTAATGTGTTCTTGGGGCATAAATGCGAACCTATGGTTGAATTTCTTAGAAAGAAGGGTTTCAGTTCGTGGATTCAAACAATCACCAACCGACAAATTAATTTCTAATTATATTGTAATAAAAATGTCTCAACGACTTGGAATGGCCGATGGTCGATGCTTTACCATGAACTCCTCAGCCCAACTTACTAATAACTATATTATGAAGCAAAATGGTATCGCTTTCGAGGATAACTACAGCTACCGCCAACTTCTCCAAAAAAATGGTCCAGAACTTCTTAACAAGTTGCCCGAACAATCCAGGGGTAAGTGTGATTCGTGTGATCAAATCACCGACATGTCCAAGATTTATTAGGTGAGGTAAATTTTAATAAAAACTTTAAACCCATACTCTAGAATGTCACAATGTGCCATATGTCTCAATGACGTCAGATCGACGAGGACCAATTCTCCGATCAGATGTGGGCATATGTTTCATTCCCACTGTCTAGAGGAATGGAAAGGTAAAGGTAAGAACACCTGTCCACTTTGTAGAAAAGTATTTGATGTTTCACAGTTTAAGGTGACTGTGACGGTTCAGAACAATTACACAGCGCAGTCGAACGCTGTGTTATTGCAGAGTGAAGCCATTTTCAATATAATGGATATATTTGATATGTCTTTTGATGTTGAAAATACAGTAGATTTAGACAGTCTTCTGTCTGACCTTGGGATGAGTCTTTCCGACCTTGATTCCCTTGTCCTTGACGCAGAATGAGCTACAGTACTTGTCATAGTTTAGTCCAGGGTAGTTCCTATCCGCTTTACGAGGATCCTTAATGGGTTTACCAGATGCATCAACCAGAAGTGGACCCGTGGCCCACCCCCGCTTGTGGCTGAAGACATTGGCTCTAAAAACGATTCTCTTATTTGGTATAAACTTACCAGCACGCTTGACTCTCGACAAAGGTATTTTGAAGAATTTGGCGACAGATTCCTGTGTATCACCTGGCTTAACACGGTATTCTACGACACCGTGTTGAACATAGAAGTGGAAGTCTCCTTGACGAATATAGTTTGTCGGTCTTCCAGGAGACACAAACATCATCACCTTATAGTACCCCTTTTTACACTTTTCATTGGGTTTGACACGATATATCTTTGCGGGGTTATCCGAAATAACGCGCTTTGGGAGACCCGTACAGTGTGTATAGTTGTGGTTTCTATTGGAAAGACCCGAGCGATCACCTGGAATAGATTTTTGAAATCTATACGCTTCATAGTCGCCCACGGCATATGCATAACAATTGTTATTGCCTATACCAGTAGAAGTTCCCCAACGTTTGTTGGTGAATTTTCTTTCAGACCCACTGAGAGGGAGGTCCTTCATTTGTAGTGTATGTAGAAAAAAATATTGTTACACATTAAAATGCAAGTCCTCGACCGTGTCGCCAAGTCTCAAACCAAGTCAGACATGCTCACTGAGCTTCTCCTCTTCATTCTTAACGTTCTTATCGCGACCTTCGTTCTCCGTTTCGCGTGGAACCGATCCCTTGTGAAGCACATTACCGTTCTCAAGCCAATTTCTACCATGCTTGATGCCTTCATCCTTGCTCTCTCTTTGAGCATTATCCGTGCTTAAATCTCACTGTAACCCACGATCTTTTCCCCATTGGGGCTAACAAGAGTTGGGAAGGCTTCCATGCCTGAACAACCTTCTTTTTCACAGTCAACAAACTTGAATGGCTTATCAGCCTTTTTCATGTACTCCAACTGTTTACGAGTCCAACCACAGCCCATGGTCCCGTAAATAGTCCACTGTTCTCCATTTGAAACTGACGCACTGACGGTAACATCAAGGCGTCGCTTTCCTGTTTGGGAGAGAATCAAAAGATCAATGAGGATGAGGAGAGCAAGAAGCCACATATTTTATACTATACGATTACATATTTTTTATGAATTTACACATTTGTTCTTTGGTTAAGTTTGAATCTAATTTGAACATTTTGACTAATTCTTCCTTCTTGTAGAGACGACACTTACGCCGATCAATTTTGAGATCACCATTCTTGTTGATGAATATTTTTGGTTTGTTAACCGCAATCTTCTTTTCAATTTCACGAACTTGTGACATCACGGATGGTTTGCGTTTGGCAATACCAGGTCTCTTTGGTGGAAGCTTCTTCTTTTCAGCTTCTTTTTGAAGAACAGCCCTCGCACGACGAATGGCGCTCATAGTGGCAGGTTTCGCGGGTGTTTTGGGTTTGAGTGCCACCGTCTTTTTTGGGATAATCTTTCTGAGAATGGCGATCTTCTTCTTAGCTTGAAGGAATGGATGTTTCAAGATTTGGACATAGGTTGGAAGACCCGTGTGTTTTAGAGGGCGGAGACGGAAATCTTTGGTAACAGGTGATGATCTAAGAAGATATTGTCGTGAAAAGAGGTCTTCCATGAAATGACGCACTGGCACAGATTTTGTGTAATTGTATATGATGTTAAGAATGTAGTGTGCGTCATACATTTGATGCGATCCAGAGTAAATACCAGATTTCTTAAACTCGCCACTCACGACATTTGGGTTTCTAATACCTTCGATCGTGGACATACCAAAATCAATCATAATGGGTTTGTTACCCTTCAATACGAGAATGTTGTTCCAATGAAGATCATGGTGTCTAAACTTTGGATACTTTTCGTGAATTGCTTTCAAGTTTGTGATGAGTTGAGAAATCACTCG